ACTGCTGGAACTAACGGTCTTGAAGTATTTATTACCTATCCTTCTGAACAAGCTGTATTCCAACAAACAAACGGACTAACTGAGTTTAACGAAGGTCCTATTTCTGTAGTTGGTGCTAACGCTGCTCCAGGTTCTTTTAGTTCTACATTGGCTCAATTTACTTCTGATGAGCCTAATTACTCACAACTTTATATTCAAAACCAAAGTAACGATGCTAACGCCTCTACGGATATTGCAGCTTATAACGAGTTAGGTGATGGTACTTATTTCTTTGTGGATATGGGTATAGCTAGTAGCGCTTATAACCAAGCTGGGTACCCAATATTTCAAGCTAATGACGCTTACTTATACAGTTACGGAAATGCTACAACAGTAAGTCGTTTAATGATTGGTACAGAGTCTCCAGACGCAAACGTAGTTGTTTTTGCTGGTGGTGTAGATCCTAACAATACAGCCCTTACTATTTCTGGTACAGACCAAAATGCTACCTTTGCTAATGGCGTTACTGTAACTAAAACTCTTGGTGCTAATAACGTTACTGTTACCAACTTTGCTTATGCAGGTGGCAATATTGCCAACGCTGCAAATAGTACTGTTTTAGTAACTCAGGCTTATGTTGACAATGCTGTTTCAGCTGGCCTTGATATTCATACTGCTGTTGATTTAGCAACTGTAGCTGTACTATCTGGTACTCCAACTTATAACCAACCTGGCGGTGCTGGAAATGGTGTAGGCGCAACTCTTACTGCTGCTGGCGTAGGATTTTTAAGTGTTGACGGGCAAAATGCTGATGCTGGATTCCGTATCCTTGTACAAAGCCAAGCTAATGCTGTGCAAAATGGTGTATACACAGTTACTACAGAAGGTGACGCAGGGACTGCGTATATATTAACTCGCGCTACTGATTCCGATACTTCAGCTGAATTTAGCCAAGGTTCTTACTATTTTGTTAATGCTGGTGATACTTTAGCGTACTACGCTTTTGTGGTTAACACGGTAGGCACAATTGTTTTTGGTACTACTAATATTACTTTTGGTGAATTTAGTAGAGTACCTGCGTACATAGGCACATCCCCAATTAATGTGTCTGGACAGACTATTTCTTTAACCACTGTCCCTGTAAATAAGGGTGGTACAAACTTAACAACCTTTGTTGCTGGTGATGTTGTTTACGCTAATACTGCCAATACGATTAGTGCTCTAGCTATTGGTTCTCAGTACAACTCTTTAGTTGTTAGCGCTGGAGGACTTCCTTCATGGGGTAACGTTGCTTTAGGTTCCGCTAATGCTGTATCAGGTACTTTGGGCGCAACCAATGGTGGTACTGGGCAGTCTACTTATACGCTTGGCGATACTTTATATTCCAGCGCTACAAATACTCTTGCTAAATTAACTGGCAATATTACAACAACTAAGAAGTACTTACAACAGGTAGGTGATGGAGCTAACTCTGCTGCGCCTTCATGGGTACAAGTAGCTGCTGCTGATATTTCTGGTCTGGGGACGATGTCTACTCAGAACGCTAATGCCGTAACTATTACTGGTGGTTCGCTTGATAATGTAGTTATTGGCGGTAGCACAGCTAATGCTGGAACTTTTACAAACGTAAACGCTACTACTGTAACTGCAACTACAGGTTCATTTACTAACGTTTCTGGTAACGGCGTAGCCCTAACAGCTATCAATGCGTCCAATATCTCTAGCGGAACAATTGCTAATGCTCGTACTACAGGTAATACATCTAATAGTGCAAGCACAATAGTTCTCCGTGATGCGACTGGTAACTTTGGCGCCAATACTATTTCCGCTGCCTTTAGTGGAGATGGATCAGCAATTAGTGCAATCAATGCGTCTAATATTTCGTCTGGAACCGTAGCTAACGCTCGTACTACAGCTGCTACAGCTAATGGAGCTTCTACAATTGTTCTTCGTGATGGTTCTGGTGGCTTCGGTGCTGGTGATATTACGGCTGTTTCTATCTCAGGTAATGGCGTAGCTTTAACCGCTATTAATGCGTCCAACATTGCTTCGGGGACTATTGCAAATGCAAGAACGACTGCTGCTTCTGCTAACGGTGCTTCTACTATTGTTTTGCGTGGATCTTCTGGTGAATTTGCTGCTGGAACAATAACAGCTACATTTAGTGGTGATGGTTCAGCAGTTACTTCTATAAACGCTTCTAATATTTCTAGCGGAACAGTAGCTACAGCTCGTCTTGCAACTGGAACAGCTAATAGTTCTACCTATCTACGAGGTGACTCTACTTGGGCAGCGGTAACATCTGGTATTACAATTACTAACGATACAACTACTAATGCTAGTTATTATGTAACGTTAACTACTGCTACATCTGGCTCAATTAGTGCAGCAAATACTTCAAATACCAAGCTATTCTTTAACCCATCAACAGGTACTTTAACTGCTACAGTTCATACATCTAACTCAGATGAGCGTTTAAAAGAAAACTGGACTGATGTAGCTCCTGACTTTATAGAAAAACTGGCTAAAGTTAAACACGGTGTATTTAGCCGTAAAGATAGCGGTAATCGTGAGCCTGGTGTTGGTGCGCAGTCCTTTATGCCTGTATTACCAGAAGCCGTAGTTGAAGGCGCAGATGGGTTCCTATCAGTTAATTATGGCGGTGCAGCATTAGTTTCGGCTATTGAGCTTGCTAAAGCTGTTGAAGAGTTACGTGCGGAAATAGCTCAATTAAAGGCTAGATAATGAGTTTTGCAGGGTTTCCTTTCTCTGGCGATACATTTGCTGGAACTGGTGATACTAGCCAAGGTATTTCAGTTCAGCTTACTGGGGTAACTGCAGTAGGTGTTATTGGTACTGTAGGTGTTAACACTGATAATAATATAAATGTAACAGGCGTAAATGCCATAGGTCAGGTTGGTACTTTAACGGTTCAGGCTGATGGAAATGTTGTAGTAACTGGAGTATATGCAGTAGGTAGAATTGGTAACATAGATACCCAAACAGACCAAAACATTGATGTAACAGGTGTAAACGCTATAGGAGTTATCGGCAATGTAACAATCATTGAGGGTATTGGTGTACTAATTAATGTTACTGGAGTATCCGCTATTGGGGTTCTTGGTAATACTACCGAGACTACTGGTGGAGCTACGGTTAATGTTACAGGTGTAACAAGCATTGGTGTTATTGGTGATTATGAAGTTCAAGGTTCTGTAATCATTAATCTAAATGGTGTTTATGCAGTAGGTCGATTAGGTAATGTAGACGCTACAGCGACTGCAGTAGTTAACTTAACAGGTGTTTATGCAATTGGAGAAGTTGGCACTGTAACAGTTGATGTTAGTGCAATTGTTAATTTGACTGGGGTTATAACGGTTGTTAGACTAAATACAGTTAACGTTTGGGGTGTTATAAACCCAGTACAAACACCAAATTGGACTACTGTTTTAGTTCCAGATGGAATAGCAGCTTAAGGATAAATTATGGCAAGTACATATTCAACTAGTTTAAAAATTACCCTAATTGGGGACGGAGATCAAGCGGGTATTTGGGGTCAGACTACCAATACTAACTTAGGTACTTTGCTGGAACAAGCTATTACTGGTGTTGTTACAGTCAATATGGCGGATGCCAATTACACCCTTACTAGTTTTAACGGTGTATCAGACGAAGCTAGAAATGCAGTTATAGTGGTTACTGGTGCAAATAATGCTGTTCGTGACTTAATACCGCCAGTTGTGGAAAAAATGTACACCATCGTAAACAATACTACAGGTGGGTACGATATTCGGGTTATTGGAGTTTCTGGTACAGGTGTAAATATTCCTAATGGTGCTACAACACTTGTTTATTGCAACGGTACAAATTTTTATTCTGGACTATCTGGAACAGCTGGTAACTTTACGGTAGCTGGGACTACAACTTTGTCTGGTGCTACAACTTTGTCTAGCGCTTTGAACTACGGTGGAGTCTCGCTAGCTAATGCGGTTACTGGCACAGGGAATATGGTGTTATCTGCTTCTCCTACGCTTACTGGAATTCCTTTAGCTCCAAATGCAGCCGCTGGAACAAATACAGCACAAATAGCAACTACAGCTTTTGCTTTAGCTAATGGAATCCCATCTGGCGCTATTATTTTGTGGTCTGGCTCTATTGCTTCTATACCTAGTGGTTGGCTGCTATGTGATGGTTCAAGCGGAACTCCAGACTTAAGAGATAGATTTGTTGTTGGCGCTGGCTCTACTTATGCCGTAGCCGCAACAGGTGGTTCAGCAAATGCAATTGTAGTAACACATACTCATACAGCAACCTCTACTGATGCAGGGCATACGCATGGCTATACAGCTCCATCATTATCACCAAATAATGCTGCTGGTAGTATTCCTGATTACATTCAAACAACAAGCGGAACAACTGCTACAGGCAACGCAAATATTACAACTACTGTTGCTGCTGCTGGTTCGTCTGGCACAAATGCTAACCTGCCTCCATATTATGCTCTTGCATATATTATGAAAGCATAATATGACTAAAACCATTCAAGACAAGTTAAGTAGCGGTAATAGTGTTTAATTTATAGGAGCAAAAAATGTCAGTAACAGTAAACGGAACTAATATAGTTTTTAACGATGCAACAACTCAGAATACTGCTTTCCCTGGTTCGGCGGGCGGTGGCATTTCATCAGTACAAACTTTTAACACCTCTGGTACTTTTACAACCCCAGGAAATGTCACAAGAGTCTATGTTGTTGTAGGTGGCGCAGGTGGCGGCTCTGGTGGCGGTTCACCCTCACAGTCTTATGGCGGCGGCGGCGGTACAGGAATTGTCGGCGCTGGTTACTACACAACTACTGCAAGCACAGCTTACACAGTTACTGTTGGAAACGGCGGTAATCGTGGCAATAATGCCAACTTTGGAAATGCAGGCGGCGCTGGCGGTGCAAGTTCTTTTGGAAATTTGTTAACTGCAAATGGTGGTAATGGTGGTAATGGTGGTTTGGGTAATGGCGAGCCAGGAAATCCAGGCAATGGTGGTAGTTCACCTTTAGCACAACTAACAATAAGTGGCTCACCTCTTTATCAGCCTGTCTTATGGACAACTGGAAGTGAAACTACAGGCGCTAGCCCTGGTCCAGGTGGCGCTAACCCTGGTAATGTTGGTAATCCAGGAAAAGTTCTTGTTTATTATTAAGGAGTAATTATGAAAAATGCATTAATCGATACTCCATCCACTTTAGTCGTTCAAGTTGAGCCGTTGGGTCAAACGTTTCCTGTTGATCCTGCTCATCAATGGGTGGACTGCCCTGATGATATAACTGCTGGCAACTATACATATAGTAACGGACAGTTTACCCCCGTTCCCCAACCTGAACCTGTTCCACCTACAGCAGAACAAAACAAACAGACTGCAATAATTAAATTACAAAGCACGGATTGGACTACTATTCCCGATGTTGGGGATCCAACAAAAAGCAATCCTTATTTAAGCAACGTTCAAGATTTTGTTACGTATCGTAACGCTGTGCGGCAGTACGCAATTACTCCTATAGCTGGAAATATTAGCTGGCCCATAAACCCAACCGAAGTTTGGACAACTGCTTAATGAAGCAAGAACTTTTAAATAACAATTATTTGTTTGTACCTGAATTTATAACAAAACAAGAAGCTAACAATTTATTTAAAAATTTTAAAAAACAAATACAGTTATATCCAAACATTTGTTATGAAGATAAACAAGTTAGCAATGCTGATTCAGTCCTTAACTATGTGCCTTTTGTTGCGTTAATGTGTGAAAAAACTGCACACATGAATGAGTTAGTTGGCGAAAAGCTATTGCCAACATACACTTTTGCTAGGATATATAAAAATGGAGCAGAGTTAACAAAGCATACAGACAGACCCTCTTGCGAAATTAGCGTAACTGTAAATCTTAGTAATGATGAAATTCCTTGGAATCTATGTTTTACGAAACCTGATGGTTCTATTGTTTTAAAAGACTTAAAGGTTGGGGAAGCTGTAATTTATTTAGGATGTATATCTGAGCATTGGCGCGAAGATGTTTTTGCTGGAAAAGAATATGGGCAAGTATTTTTACATTATGTAAGAAGTGAAGGTATGTATGCCAATCATTGCTTTGACGGAGTAAAAAGATGAAACATACTTATATGACTTATGAGGCTGCAGTATCACCTGAAATATGTCAATCCATAATTAAACAATTTGAAAATCAACCTTTTAGTTCTGCAAAAGTTGGAACTGACAATCAAGAGCGCATAGACCGAAAAATAAGAAATACTGAAATTCAATGGGATTCAAAAAACAGTTTAATTGAATGTATTATTTCTCGATTTATTATTCAAGCAAATCAAGAAGCTTTATGGAATTTTGATATTACTGAACCTGAAATTGTGCAAATAGCAAAATATGAAAAAAATCAATTTTATGAACAGCACATTGATTGCTATATTAAAGGTGGTGATGTAATAGCTACTGGCAACGGCGGTGGAATTATTGTCCCTATGCTATCGCAAAGAAAAATAAGCGCTTCATTGTTACTTAATGATGAATCGGAGTATGAAGGTGGTGATTTATTAATGCTAAATGAAACAATAAAAACAAAAAAACAAGGAACTATTATTGTGTTTCCATCATTTATGGCTCATCAAGTTACTCCAGTAACAAGGGGTGTTCGTTATAGTGCAGTGTGTTGGATGGCGGGTCCAAAATGGAAATGAATGTAACAATAAATAAATTTGTTGGTATTTTTGAAAATGCTTTTTCTAAAGAATATTGTGAAAATTTAATTAAAAATTATGACACTGCTGTACAAGCTGGTTATGGTCGCACTCGTCAAGACGAAGAACCCTATTCTAAATTGGAAAAAGCTGACACTCAATTATTTAGTTCGTTAGAAAACATTCAAATACCAATACAAAACATAGCTCTTTTTAATGAAACGTTTTGGGGTAAATGTTATCCAATATACGAAAAAGAATTTGCATCATTAAAAAATTCAGGAAAACATAGTAACTATTCTTTTAAAATGCAAAAAACAGGTTTGCGAGAAGGATATCATATTTGGCATTATGAGTCTCCTAATAGAGAAATGTGTACTCGTTTGCTTACTTGGATGGTTTATTTAAACGATGTAGAAGAAGGTGGCGAAACTGAATTTTTGTATCAAAGTATGCGAGTTAAACCAAAACAAGGTACGTTACTTATTTGGCCCGCTGCGTTTACCCATACCCATAGAGGCAACCCACCATTAAGCAATGAAAAATATGTTGTTACAGGCTGGACTGAATTTTAAGGAGCGATAATGATTAAGACTATTCAAGACACTATTGAAGCGGGTGAATTTAAGCCACGCCATACCATTGAAATTTACTGTCCTAGTTGCAGCCGCGATGTGGACGAGACCGAACTAGCTATGAAAGTATGTGGCGATTGTGGACATCATTTAGATGAGCCAGAACAGCACGTAGCTATTGTGGTAGCTAATCTATCTTCTGGTGGGGCTACGCTCTGATGTATGGCAGACCCTTACGGAATATCCGAAGGAGTAAAAACTCTTAGCGGTAGCCTTGATGCAACTAGAGAGGCTACTAAAGGGCTGTCTAAAAGTATTGAAGATGCCCAGCACGATGCAGTAGATGTAGCGCAGAAACAAGCTAATGAACGCATTAGGGCAAGGCGGGAAGCAGAGTTTAAGAAGGAAAGAGCATTAATCAAGGCTTTAGAGTCATGGCAACATAAGAAGCAAATCTCCGATGAAGAAGCAAAACTAAAGATTGATTTTGTTAAAAAGCATGGTGCTAAAGAGTGGGAAGCAGTATTAAAGATTAAGCTGGATATTGAGAACATGGAGCGCAAAGACAATGAAGAATACAAGCATGATTTAAAAGCAGTTAGACGGGTACAGTTTTATTGCGTTGCAGCAGCTGCCGTTATTGCATGGTATTTAACATGGGGTTATAAATAATGAATATCCAAGACATTTTAAAAGCTGTATTACCAATTGTTGTAGCGTGTTTGGCTTGGTTATTAGGTCAAGTATCAGACTTTTCTACACGGCTTACCAAGATTGAAGGGCAGATGCCAGCTTTAATTACTAAGGAAAATGTACCAACTGATTCTCCACTTTCTGCTGAAGCAAGGCATAAACTTAAAGAAGAAATTTATAAAGATATTCACCAATTACAAGTTAAAGTGCAATTACTTGAAGAACGAGAAAAGGGAAGAAAATAATGTTTCCATTAGACGCATTACTAAATATTGGCGGTAAGATTCTAGATAAAGTCTTTCCTGACCCAGCACAAGCAGAGCAAGCCAAACTCAAGCTGTTAGAGATGCAACAGAACGGTGAGCTGGCTAGAATTGCAGCGGATACTGCAGAGCAGCAAGAACTTACTAAAAGGCAGCAAGCTGACATGGCTTCTGACTCTACGCTATCCAAGAACATCCGACCTGCCACCCTTGTATTTATATTGGTTGTCTATTCAACCTTTGCCATGATGTCTGCGTGGGATATTGAGGTAAACAACAATTATGTAGAACTGCTTGGGCAATGGGGTATGCTCATTATGTCTTTCTATTTCGGGGGTCGTACCCTTGAGAAGATCATGGATATGAAAGCTAAAAAAGAATGACGTATGACCAATTAGATGCTTTAGGTATTGACCATAAATGGCTTGCACCTTTGGAAGAAGCCTTTGTTAAATACGATATTTCTACGCCTGTTCGTCAGGCTTGCTTTATGGGTCAATGCGCTCACGAGTCTGGGAACTTTAAAACCCTGCAAGAGAACTTGAACTATAGCGCTGAAGGTCTAATGAAGACTTGGCCCAGCCGTTTTGCTACTAAAGAGATTGCAGACCAATATGCACGTCAACCAGCTAAGATTGCTGGTAAGGTTTACAACGGGCGCTTAGGCAATACCAGCGAGGAAGAGGCTGCTAAATTTTTAGGCAGAGGACTTATCCAGCTAACTGGCAAGGAGAACTATGAACACTGCGGACTGGGTATTGGTGTTGATCTTCTTGCTGACCCTACTCTATTGCTGGATCCACGATATGCTGCTCTATCAGCAGGATGGTTTTGGAACAAGAAAGGCTTAAACAGCTTGGCAGATGCCTCAGATATTGAGACAATGACTAAACGTATTAATGGAGGCTTAATTGGTTTAGATGACCGTAAAGCCAAGATTTCTAAAGCATTGTCAGTACTAGGGTAAACCCGTATGCCATTACAAAAATTACAATTTAGACCTGGTCTTAATCGAGAAGGTACTGATTACGCCAACGAAGGCGGTTGGTATGACGGAGACAAAATTCGTTTCCGTTCTGGCTTTCCTGAAAAAATTGGTGGCTGGACACGCATGGCTACTGCTCAATTTTTAGGCACGGCACGGTCTTTATGGAATTGGATTGCGCTTAGCGGTTCAAATTACCTTGGAGTTGGAACAAACACAAAATACTATGTTGAGCAGGGGGGCGTTTATTACGACATTACCCCAGTAGTCTATAGCTCTAGCCCAGCTTTAGATAATTGCTTTGTTGTTACAAGTGGTTCAAATGTTGTAACAGTAATAGATGGACAATATAGCCCTAGTGTTGGTGACTATGTAACTTTTTCTGGCGCTAATACAGTAACAGGAACCAACGTAACAGGCACTATTCTTAACCAAGAATACGAAGTAAATTCCTCTGTTAATACAATAGCTTATACAGTAGTAGTATCTGTTACCGCTAATGCAAGCAATACTGGCGGTGGAAATACCGTTATAGCCGCTTATCAACAACCTATTGGCTTAAATGTATATTCAGTTGGTGTTGGATGGGGTACTGGACCTTGGCCCGATAACGGTGTAGTTACTGTTTTAACTGATCCATTTACAACTTCAAATACAAGTAACGTAGTTACTGTAACCCATACTGCACATAACTTATCTAACGGACAAGCGGTTATTTTTGGTAATGCAACGGCTACTGGAGGTATTTCAGCACCTCTTTTAAATACTTTGTTTTATGTAACTACAGTTAACGCTAATGCCTATACTGTAACTGTTCAAGTTAATGCTAATGCTTCAGTTTCTGGCGGTGGTACGGTAACTGAGTATGCCCAAACTGGTACTCGTGGATGGGGCACTGAATTTAGTACGGGTATTGGCACACAACTTCGTCTTTGGTCTAACGATAACTATGGAGAGCAACTTTTTATAGCTCCTCGTGGAGGTAGTATTTTTTACTGGATACCCACTGGGCAAACTTATCCAAGTTCTATTGCTGGAGGTTTAGAAACTAGAGCGCAATCTTTAGCAACGCAAGCAACTGCTGCTGGATATGATGGGGATTATGTTCCAACTGAAACTTACCAAGTAGTTTCATCTGCTATTCAGCGTTTTATTATTACTATGGGAGCTAATTCTTATCTTCCTGGCGACCCTAATACCACTTTTGATCCAATGCTTGTGCGTTGGTCTGACCAAGAAAATCCATACGAATGGGTTCCAGCAGTAACAAACCAAGCAGGTGAGTTCCGTTTGTCCAATGGTTCTTTTATTATGCAAGCTAAGGCTACTCGCCAAGAAATTTTAGTTTGGACTGATTCGGCTATTTATTCTATGCAGTACTTAGGACCTCCTTACATTTGGGGTTTTCAAATATTGATGGATAACATATCTGTTATGTCCCCTAACTCTATGATTACGATTAACAACGTAACGTATTGGATGGGTGTAGATAAGTTCTATATGTATTCTGGACGAGTAGAAACACTACCTTGCAGTCTGTGGCAGTATATTTTTAACGATATTAATAAAGACCAATCTTTTCAAATTTTTTCGGGCGGTAATGAAGGGTATAGTGAAGTTTGGTGGTTCTATTGTTCTGGTAACTCAAATATAATTGATAAATATGTCATCTATAACTATCTTGATCGAGTATGGTATTACGGCTCTATGGCAAGGACTGCTTGGCTTGATTCTGGTATTCGCCAATACCCAATGGCAGCAGATTACAATTCTCGCATTTTGTTTCAGGAATCAGCAGTTGATGACGTGTCTGGTGTAACCCCAGTACCTATTAACGCATATGTTCAATCGTCTGATTTTGACATTGGCGATGGGCATAACTTTGGTTTTGTTTGGCGCATTTTGCCTGATATTAACTTTAACGGCTCAAATACAAATAACCCAGAAGTAACTATGACGGTTAGACCTCGTCAAAACTCAGGCACTCCTTACGGACAAGCTGATAACCCAAGGGTTATTAGTGCAGATAACTTTACTAATGTAGGCGTTTACAACGTTCAAGAGTTTACTGGGCAGGTTTATACCCGTTTGCGTGGTCGCCAATTAGCTTTCCGTATTGAGTCCACTACGCTTGGTGTAAGCTGGCAGTTGGGTAGCCCTCGTATTGATATTAGAAATGACGGTAGGCGTTAATGGCTATTAGCTTACGTCCTTCTAAAGCGCCCAATCTATTAGTTGCCCCCGTAGATTATGACCAGCGCTATCAAGATCAGCTTAATAATGCCCTACGCCTTTACTTTAACCAGATAGATACTTTTACAGGATTTACAGCCCAGCCAATATCAGGCACTACGGCAGAGCGTCCTGGAACAGGTCTTCATATTGGGCAAATGTACTTTGATACTAGCCCTGGCCTTGGTATTCCTTTTTGGTGGAACGGCACGAATTGGGTAGATGCAACTGGGCAGGTAAAAATACCTGTTTTTGTCTCAATTACAGGGGTAAAAGCTGTAGGAAGAATAGGAACCGTAACGGTTACAACTGTATGACAAATGCTATACAAAACACACCTGACAAGGTAAAGTTCAGACATGACGTTTTAATGGTTGAGCAGGGCCTTAAAGATAAGGTTGCATCGGGAGAAATAATTCCAGATGATAGCCCTTTAAAGCATTACTTTTCACCAGTAGACGAGAAGTACGGCTGTTGTGCTTACGCTAGAGAAATTCTTTTACGCAAAGGTAGTCTAGTTATAGGTAAAATACATAAACATCAGCACTTAAACATTATCTCTAAGGGTAAGGTTACGGTGTTTACTGAATTTGGCAAGAAAGATTTAGAAGGACCTTGTACGTTTGTATCAGAAATAGGGTTAAAAAGGGCTGTCTATGCCCATGAAGACACTATCTGGACAACTATACATTTAACTGCCCATGTGGGCGAAGAGAATTTAGACAAAGTTGAAGATGAAGTTATAGCTCCGCATTATGGGGATTTAGGCTTGATAGCATCTGTCAATGATTTGGTTAAGATTGAGGGAGAAAAACTATGACTTGGGTAGCCGCTGGAACCGCCACATTAACCGCCGCCGAAATTGCTGCCGCTGAAGCCGCTGCCGCTGCCGCTGCCACCGCCGCTGCCGAAGCCGCCGCCGCCCAAACCGCTAGCACTGCATTAGTTGCTGAAGCTGCCCCTGCTCTTACTCAAACTGCCGCTACGGTTTTACCAGAAGCTACTAGCACACTTGTACCCGAAGCTACAGGTATTGTAGAGGCTGCACCTGGCGCTGTTCCGCCTCCAGCCCAACCAATGACACCTGCTGGCATAGAACAAATTACCCCTGCTGGGTCTACTCCAACACCCCCTGCTGAGCCTATGCCTCCTGCTCAACCACCTACTCAACCACCTGTTCAACCACCTACTCAACCACCTGTTCAGCCTCCAACTTCTGGTCCTCAGACTTGGTCTGATATGCCAACACAGGCTGAAGGCTTTTCACCAGCCGATTCTACTGGACCTGTTGACGCACCTACACAAATTCCTCCGCCGTCTAATGTACCTACTCCTGAGACTAATCCGTTCTTGCAAGGTGTTAAAGATGTAGGAAGTTGGATGAATGAAAATAAAGGTTATACAGCTGCTGGTGCTTATATGGGTCTACAGTCCATGGGCGCTTTTAATCAAAAAACAGCACAAATGCCAGAAAAAAAGACTTTTAAGAATCAATATAGTCTTTCGCCTAATTTCCAAGGTGGTCCGTATAGTCAGCCTAACGTCTATAAACCTAGTTATGCAGCGGGTGGCATTACGCAAATTAATGGTCCTGTAGAACGAATGAGTGCAAATGCTTTGGGCGGTAATACTAATATGTACCCACAAAGTCAGCAAGAACGTACCAATTTTGCTACTCCAACTCAAATGCCAGTAAGCGCAGAAGTAACTATGAATAATGAGTATTCTGGTGTAACTATGGCGCAAGGGGGTATTGCTAGGTTTGCTAATGAGGGGGAAGTTGAAGAAGATACTCATACCCCTCGCCGCTATCGTGGTAACTTGACGGGTACGCTTGATAAGTACAACGAGATGATTGAAGGTAAAAAAAGTGGTAGTTTGCCTAGTGGTAAAGCTGAC